TTCTTATTTCCACAACACCAGCAACTCACACGATCAAGTAGTTCATATAGCCTTACTCCATCCTCACACCAAACAAAGCCTTTTGTATAACAGTACTGGAGTGCATCTGCTTCTGTAACCCCCCAGTCACGAAGTGGTAAAACCCGATTAGCCCGATTTTCTTTTTCAAAGCGATGCATCTCATCGGCAGCAATACCGACATAATCAATTCCATCTTTTGTGTGAGCTTTCAACGCACGAAGTTTTTCACTCGTTCCCCATCGGCATGTTCCCCCACACCAACTATATCCTTTTTTATGGATAATATTGGTCCCTCTTTTCTTAACCGGCCTTTCAAACATTGTCCAAAGAAAAGGTTGCTCCGGATGCAGTTCTGTATATTTAATGCCAAGTTTTTTAAGAATTGGAAGAACAGCATCACGAGTGTTATAGATTGCCTGAAATTCCATACCTGTATCATAGAAAACGACTTCATCCAACTGATATCCTTTATCTATTAGCATGAAAAGCATTGCCAAGGAATCCTTTCCAAAGCTGACTGAAGCATAATATTTCATACAAAAAATTTAATAGACAAGTCACTTTTTCTTCTTTGCCCTCTGATTATTAATCTGTGACATACACATACGGCACCAGGAAGTCAACAAATGATATTCCTTACCTTTTCTCACCACTATACGATTGTAGAACCGGTTCAAGTAGAAGTAATTTCCGCAATGGGTACATCTTTTCATTTCACGTCCTGAATCATCTATAATCCGATTACGCGGCTTACGATGAATTAGAGTACAACTTTTACACTTCTCATCAGTTTCGCGGTGCCGCCGGCAATGTGATAAGGATTTTGCTCCACATTTAGCAAACACTTTACAATCTCTACGAGGTATTGATTGACACACATTCATGGCTTCCTCGCATTCAAGAATTTATTTACTACACGAGAAAGTACATCCTCATTCTCCGGCATCAGCCATTCTTTTGCAACGTTCCAAGCAATACTCATAGCAGGATTGAAGTTATCCTTCCTGACTGTGTGATGAGACAAACGTCCTTCAGTGGGCTTCAAACCCTTATCATGTAAGATACACAGTCCATTCTCGAAAAAAGCACAATACTCCTTACCAGCAACGGGCTGAATCATCGGAATAGCAATATTAATAACCCCTAAGAATATACCAGCAGCCCAGTTCGTCAGCGCTAACCTGTCGGCATAACCTGCATCAATAATTCGTTCAATATCATCAGGAGTACCTAAACATGGCGTATGACATTGTTGTTTACAAACACTGCATGAGCATTGTACAGGTACACGACCTGAAGCCCTCATTACCCTTTGTAATGAGGTTTCTTTTGATAATTCTCTCATAGTAAATTATTTGAGATACTACAAATTATTAAACATCGCCCCACAGCTTTACTGCAAGGTCATAATTTTTTTTAGCCTCTTTTACTGCTTTATTGGCATAAGCCATAGCGTATGTATGCTCGCGTCGGTACTTACCGGACTTCAATCCTTCGTGATATTCTTTTGCTTGTTCCAACTTATGTTCGTAGAAATCTATACTTTCCGGCATGGACAAGTTTATCGTATTAGCCCTTTTTTCCCAATACTTCGCAACTCTTTCATGTTCGGCAGCCTTATCGCTAAACTCAACGCTTTTCCCCATATTGTTCCACGCATCATCTATCGCTTTTCTGTGTCGCTTCTCGCTATGATGTCCCACTTTGATAGGCTCACCTAGAGAAAGAAAATCCTTATCTTTATTGGACTTGTTGTAATATTCACAGCTTTTCTGTACAGCAGATGTAGCCCATTCATGACGACGTTCAGCTCTTTGTTTGGCCCACTCTTGCACATTAAAGCCATCAGCCCGTACGATTGAGTAGTAATAGAATCCATCACGTTCGTAAATGAGGTTGAAAACAATACATTCATTTTCTTTTCCATACTTGGTGGTAACTTCAATAGTTTCACCTTTTTCGTGCTTCTCATCACACTTTGCCAAAAATACATTTGGCGCAAATTTGTAATACGTGTTCATTTTTTTAATTAAATTGGTTTGACTTATATGAAAAATGATGAAACCACAGCTACTTAGCCGTGGTTTCATCATTAAATAACTTTGGTTGACTGGGTTGAACCAAATCATCGAATAAACCAGGAGCACGAGGTTGTAACGCCTTGTATTCTTCCTGAAAGAATTCTTCTTTGGTTCTCCCATGTTTTTTACCCTTTCGTGTATGTACATCGAAAGTGTAATCTGGAATAGGAATAGGGTAACGCCTGACATCATTTATCCACTTTTCTATATCAATATCCTTTCTATCATAGATGAAGTTTTGCAAATGATCCGCATCACGATTCTTTCTACATTCACAAAGGAGAATAACAGCTTTACTGACAAATATCCTCCCTTTGGGTTCAGTAGCAGTCTTGTTTACCAGCTCATGCCCCTGCCACAATGCTTCTATCTCTTTAGTAATGATTCCATAGCAATCTTCAGCACTAATGGTAAACAGACGCTTCCACACATAGTCGCGGTACCCACTCGCCCAAAGTTCCAATGCAAAAAAGCCGGCTACCCCGGTGTCGGCTCGCCTAATGGCTTTCTGCATTGCAGAACTCACCTCAAAGAAATCATATCCGCAAACTGTTCTTATAATCATAATTCTAATTTAATGGTTTGACTTTTAGTTTATTACATCAGTAAAATTAGCTAAAAAAGGCGAATATGACAAACAGAATGGACGCCATTTAAACGCCTTTTTTACAGACTATTAGAATTTGAATTTGCATGATATATTATATTGAACGAGCTGCTTTGTTTTGTCTTTCCCATTAGTGGTTGCACTCTTTAGCAAAATACTATCACCAAAATTCTTTTTGATAAAGAGGATAGATTTACGTTCCTCTTCCTGATTCCTTATAGAAGCAAGCCCACCAGCGTTTACAAAAGTGTTCTTTTGCTCAAAATTATACCGCAAATCGGTTAAAACCTTACGTTCTTTGTACTTCATGTAACAAGAAATCCAAAAATCTTCCTTCAAACGTATTTCCTCATTCCACCAAGTGTTTTTGTTATAGATTACTCCATAACTGCAACCGGTTATCATTTTCGAAAGAGAAAGAAAAGCGGATTCATCATACATTACCGGCGATATCCGAGCGGTGAAGCCAAACAGATGTACATCCATCATACTGGCCATCTCAAATAATGACTGAATGATATTGGTTATCTTATCTTTATCCTTTATCCGGCTAGGTTCTCCTTTTTCCACATAAATAGGTTTGCAGGCATGGACATCATCATCAAGCATGAAAAGTTCTCCAAAATGCTTTGCCATCCAGTTACGTTTCGGGATGAGGCCCATAACGTCGTCAGGATGAGTAACAATTTCACATTCCGGGTTAAATTGTTGATATAAGTCAGCTTGACTTTCAGCAACGCAAATGATAGGATCGTTCACCAACTTTTTAGCGAACACCCGGTCATGGCGTTTATGACTTGGTATTACTATCTTGCAGGGCATGGCGAACGTCTTTTATATCAATTACATTGGATTTACTTATTTTCCCGGTTTTGTACGACTTCATGTGCTGCATGTCCAGCCTTTCACGAAGCCAGTTGCTATCTACCTCATTACTTGAGGTGATGATAAACAACTCATGTTTTTCGTCATACTTTGGAATGAGAGGATAAATGGCTGTATCATCCGTGATGGCATCGAAGCGCTCTTTAAATTCATCCTCTTTCTTCTCCGGGGCAAATTCGATGCCCCAATCTTGGAGTTCCGCCTTATTCCACTCGTTTTCCATAACGTCCAAATCATTCTCACCAAAATTGACATTATCTTTAGTGGCATATTCCCTCAACTTCTTAACGGGGGTATCAGGTGCCAGAATTTTACAAGGCAGTTCTTTATAACCTAACTCCTTGCAAGCTCGCAAACGTAAATTACCACAAACAACAATATATCTGCCATCATTGTAGGGAAAAACTATAAGTTCTCGAAGCTCAAGCATCTCTGGCGAATCCTGAATGCTTTTCTTCATCGCTTCAAAGCGGTAATCACGAAAAAAACGTGGATTTTTCGGCAATCCCGTGAGCTGCCCCTTATTAAAATCAAGTAGGCAGACTTGAATAATCTCTGTCATAACTAACTATATTAAAATCAACAACACAAAATCAACAACACAAACAGTCAGTAACAACACCTAATCATTTTTTCTATCATCGAACTCTATCTTATCTTTGATAAGCTGTTCAATGTCCTCACAACCAAATCTTTTTAAATAGGCAACAAGGTAAATTATCATCTCGGCTGCCAATTCTTCATCTTCCGAATATTTAGGAAGATTATCACTCCTATATTTAGAAGCAATATCGAATTTTCTCCAAACGGCTTCAATTCTTATGCTAAACGCTTTTCTTGAGCTATGCTCATTCATCTTAAAGCGCTTCCTCATGATATTCAAGCATCTCTGGGCAAACCTATTCAATGTTATCATATCGATCGGGTTAAATTGTTAGACTATGAATAATCTCACACGATTCTATTAGGTTGGTCTCTGATGCGAAACCAATGAACATATTCTTTATCTATCAGCATACTATTATTTATTTTGAGGGGTCTGTTGTATCTAAATATTTCCTGTATTCCAATTCTGTTTTGGCAAGATTGATTACGGTATTAACCCCTTGGAAAACTTGTTTTGCTTGGCTCACTTTACTAGGATCTTCTTTCACATCCTTAATTTGTTGAAGAACCAAATTCCTCAAATCTTGTAAAATGGTAGGGTTCACTGTAGACACCTTATTCAACCGTTCATTAGCCAACACGACAACTGTGTTTGTTATTGGCCGAAAACGATTCAATTTGGAAGCCAAATCAAACATACTAAATACCAATACTTTGCCATTATTCAAGTATATCTCAACTTCGGTACCATCATCACCGGTACCGTCACAGTAATTGAGAATTACAACTTCTTCATTCTGATAAAGGAATGGTTTATTAACCATTTCTTTCAATCTATCTATTGCTCCATCAGTCATGATTCATTCTTTTTTGTTGCTTTATTAATTTGTCTATTCAAAGCTCCTTTTAGTTTGATTAGGTACTGAACATCTTCCGGATATCGGGCATACAAAGAATTCTCTTTTTTTAATTGTTCAGAACGACTAATCATGTAAAGGTTCTCAATGGAAACGTTTTGCCTGTTGCCATCTTTAAACTGAATATTATAACCAGGGGGGATTTCTCCATTATGCTCAATCCATACAAGCCGATGTTTAAGTTCAAAGACATTCGGTTCGGCAGTTTTCACTTCAATGTAACCGTCACGAGTTATGCGTTCATAACCGACTGGTTTATGATTTTTGGGGACATGTCCTTTCTTAAATCGAGTAGCTTTCGTTTTTGCTAATTGTTCCTCTGACATATATTCCGTTTGCTTACGTCCCTTGTTCATCGGTTGGTGGCCTTTGGGAAAGAAGCTTTTAGAAGCGCATTGAAATTTAAATTCTTTAGATTTAAAGAGCCGTAATTTAAATGCAACTCCATTTACAGCAGAATAAGTGGTACCTAATATCTGTGCTATTTCCTCATTAGTATGATTGGGATACAACTTTTTCAATTTATCAAGTCTCTCACTATTCCAAAACGAGATTCTCGGAGAGCGCCTAAGTTTTCGAATCAAGGCCCTTGTTTTAACAGCACTAAGTGTTTTATCAAGACGCCTAGCAAGTTCTTTTAAATCAGCAGTCGGGTACTCACTGTCAAGTATAGCAAGTTGTTCGCCAGTCCACGTTTTCATAAGTGCGTCAATAAAGAGAGGAAACCACTAGGCTTCCTCTGTGTTATCGTTATTTAGCTCTTTCAGTCTTTCTTTGAGCTTCTTTTCTTTCTTATCATATGAATCCGCAAGTTTCTTAGAGAGCGCTTTGAAATCATCCGGATATTGTTCTGCAAAAAGGATTTTCTGACACTTTTGCAAATAGGAGTAGAAATTCACATTATTCGATGATAAGCATTCAGCAATAAAGGCTCTATACCATTGGTGTCGGTCAGCTTGGTTGTTTTTGACATAATTTACAAAATCACTCTCACCATTCCATTTTTTCAAATTCAGTTTTTCAAGATAAGTACTGCTACAACCGCTAAGAACCAGCACATCAAAAACAAGTTGTTCATTTTCAGAGAATTCTTTTGTTCTCTGATAATATGTTTTCTCTTGCGCCCACTTACGCATTTCTTCAGCAGACTTCTCCTTGACTATATCCTTCGCTCTTTTTAATTGGGCGTTTATTTTTTCCCTTTCTATCTCTTTTAGATCGGCAACAGCGGCAGTACTAGAAACCAGTTCTTTCTTTGTGTAATAGAATTTTACATTAAATTCTGGATTATAATTACCAAAGAATGAGATACAGCGATAAATTTCACCTTCATCAAGCATTTTTAGTGTCCGTTCATCATCAGCACTATAATAACATAAACTCCTAAACACCTCATCTGGATTAACTACTTCAAATCCAAGTTGCTTTACGGCTTCTAAAGCACTTTCATATTGTGCTTTTCTTTCATCACTCCAATAATATTCTGCTTTTGCTACAATAACAGTTTTTCCGAATGAAAAAGGTTCACCTACTTTAACAAGATTCTCACTCTCAAGCAGAATCTTTCGGATTACATATGCAATCCGCTTTCTATAAAAACAGGCAGCATTGATACAGCGAGCATTCTTATTATTCATCTCATAGAACAAACAACCATGATTACAGGTATTAGATTCACATTGAGAGCACTGCTTAAATTCGCCATTTTCCCAATTGTCTGCGTCTTCTTTAATCCAATCCGCTTTATCCAGTTCTAAAAAGGAATTACTAACATAGTCACGTATCATAGATGTCGTGCATTGTTCATCTTCTTCCTCATTGAACTCCTTTTGAGTTTCTTCGTCAAGTTTTGAAAGAATCATAGCACCGGATAATGGTATGTCTCCATTTCTTACACGTTCTTTCAGTTCCGGGATAAGACCGTTTAGCTTTATACGGTCAAAGACAAAACGAGTAGACTTTCCAAATTTAAGAGCAATATCTTCCAAAGTCCGTCCTTTCTCAGCCAACTGCGCAAAGGCAAAAGCTTCTTCGATGGGATCAACATCTTTTCTTTGAAGATTCTCGGTAATCATCGCTTCAAAAGCCTCATCGTCTGTCATTTCTCTGACAATGCAGGATATTGTCTGAAATTTCTCCGACTTTTTTCGATGGGCTTTGATTTTTGCAACATTCGCTTCATCTTCCTTTGCTTTCAAAAGTGACACAGCCCGAAAACGACGCTCACCGCAAACAATTTCATACGAACAGGGAATTGTCGTAACACCGCCAGTCTCTAAGTCAGTAAAATCTTCGGATTTGGCTACCCTGACGGTGATAGGCTGCAATAAGCCTTGCTTTTCAATGTTGCTTGCGAGCTCTTCAAGAGCTGCTTCATCAAAAGTCTTTCTCGGATTCAAAGGAGAAGGACTAATAAGGTCAATTCTAATGTTTTGTACTTCCATAATTTAATTATATTGGTTTGACTTTTAATTCATTACATCAGTAAAGTTATCGTAAAATGACAAGTTATGCAAACAGAAACTTCGCCATTTTAACGCCATTTTCATGTGGGCTTATTACGTATTTGAATAAATCCTCTTCTTTCAGTTTCCCGAAGAAGTTCCATATCTTCTTCTCGTATTTCAGCAGGCGTTTCACCGTTCACACTTCGATACGTTCCAATACCGAAACGCTCTCTGATACGAGCAATTTTATCCGAATCTTTAGTAACCCAGTAAATTGTAACTTTCATAGTAGCTATATTCTACGACTCTCGCCACACAGGGGGAGAACATTAAACGTTTTAAAACGATCCACTAATCTTGGCCCAAAACGTTTCTTAAATTCGGCTATGCCAAGATTCGATGTTATATGATACTTCTTGCCATATTGCTGAAAAATCTCATACCGGGCATAAAGAAATTCATCAATAACTGAATCGAGACTGGTACCATACGATTTTTGATTTTCCGTTTCCAGACCGATATCATTCAAGCAGATATTAAAGGGATTTGGTTTAAATCCTTTGGATTGATTCTCATTGTAAGTGTACAAGTCAATATGCCCGTGAATTTTATAATAATTCATCATTTGAGTAACAGACAAGTTTTCAAAAGCATTGGGGTTACAAGTGAGTTTCAAATAATCTGCAAAAATCTGCATCAACATTGTTTTTCCGGTACCAGGTTCACCAACAAGCAAAAGATTCTTATGAACCTTGTAATTCTCTTCCGGAAACACATTTTGAGCATACCGACATCCGTTGAAGTAGTACAGAAGAAACTGAATTAGTTTAGAGTTGTTATCATCAACATCAAATTTTCTAAACTCCCGTTCCGTATAATCCGTACCAAGGTTAGAAATTAAATTCCAATGACTGTAATACTCTTGCGTATCAGTTAAGTCATATTCAGAAACGTTCTGAATACTTTCTTTGTGCCTTTGTATCAGATTCTCTATCTGTTGGAGCGTCAGCTTGCGCTTGCCGGCTTCCTTCTCCATCAAATTTTGAAGTTTGCTTGATAAATTCTTTTCCTCTT